TGTGTCTGTTCTGTTTACCACCCCTATTCATACGATCAGGTCTATCTAATGTATTAAATTGAGTTCTAGAAAAAGGAAATCCTATGTTATAAGTCCAATTCAACATTTCTTGATAATTCTGTAATTTCTCATCAACTATAAAAGTCATATTGAAATTATCATATGCTAACTTATCACCTACCACAGCTATATCTGCAAAAGGTGTATACTGACTTGCCTGACCTAAAGTAACACCAGGGATATTAGCCGCCGTCACAAACCACTCTACCGTAGGAAAAATCGGTAGATAAATTTTAAATTGATTTGACTGTGAGTAATCAAATGTATCTGGTTGTCGAGATGTAGAGTCAACGATTCCGGTAGTTGAATAAGCATCGGAACCGCCGACTTCACCTGTTCGCAAGCTTGAATTGGGTATATCAGCCACTTAATTAGTTACCCCAACCAGCACCAGATTCATTAACCATCTTATGAACTTCGGTGATGATTGTTCCTGTAAAAGATGCAGCAGGAGTTATTAAAACATCACCAGTATAACCAATAGGTCGCATTGATTGTACTTCTGCATCTATCAAATGAGCAGCTGCAGTTGAACTGTTTGCGGCCCTTGTGCAACCGGTTAGATTACCAGCACCAAACGCTGTAGACTTACCAGTATAAGTAATATTTTCTGTACCTATAACAACCATACCAGCTGATGCAAAACCCCGTGTATCATCTAAACCAATTGTAGTTACTGAAGCATTAATAGCGGCAGACAGATTAGTTTTAAACTGACCGTATTCTTGCATTTTAAAACCAGGGCCACCATCAGTTCCACCATAGGAACCATTGTTACCAAATAGATGACACATCGTTACATTGGTTGTGGCATCAAATAATACTGAAACACCACCAGCAGGAGCACCACCAGACCATTTGATTCTAGAAATGCTTAATGCAGAATTGCCAGTAGTCCAATATCTCAATTGATTCGCTGGAACCAATACTGTATTGGCAGTTGTATGTGCTGTAATATTAGATACGATGATTGCCTGCCAGTCCGTATCTCTCAAAATTGTGTTGACTATTGCCATTTGTTTTCTCCTCAGGGCGGAAGCGGGACCCCATCATTGTTACAATTACTTCTCTTTAATGTACTATTTATAATAATTTTTAAACAAAAAAAAGACCTCCCCGAAGGAAGGTCTTTGAAATAACACTTTTATTGTTATAATAAGTGTGTCGTTTTTATTACATCAGGTTGGTAATCTCAACACGGCGATAGTAAACATTGTTGTTCACAGCACCAGAACCATCAGTCGCACCACTCAATTGAGCGAACGGATTAACTTGGAGTCCATATCGTGTCTTGAAACCAATCTTCGGCTGGAAGGAACTCTCACCTACCGCACGAACCATCTGCAACGGAACGTAGGGGCAGTAGAAAAGACCTGCATCATACGGCGATGTACCTTTATATACAACCAAGTAGTACTGACTGGCATATGCACCAGCTGGTGTACCAGCAGTCGGATAAGGAACGGCCATATTCATGTAAGGATCGACATAGACTTTAAAGCGACCATTCAAAACACCAGCGAATGTGTTGCCTGTAGAATCTACATTGAGGTTGTCGGACAGGTTAGAACCATAATCCAACAGACCAGCCATTGTCAGAGCGGACGCAACGTCAGCGGAGCAAAGGATAATGTTACCTTTACCACGGCGAGTATCACGAGCGATCATGTTCGCATCACGTTCGATAGCAAACATAAGACCTTTGAACTTCTCAACAGACCAGCGACCATTGGAGTCAGTATTAAGATCAAAAATACCAGGAGTGGTGGTGTTTGTAGCAGCACCCATCACGGCATTCTTGTAAATAGTACGGACCACTTCACGGTTGATTTCAGCAAGAATTTCAGAACTTAGGATATTCGCAAGTTCTGTTTCTGCGTCTAGACCATGAATGGCTTTCAAGTCCTGAGCAAGTTCCATCGTGTATTCAGCTTTCAGCGCACGGGACTTTGCAGTCACGGTTGCTTTCTCAATACTAAATGCCATCTCTGCAAAAGAGTTAGCAGCACTGTCGCCTAGGGCTTCAGCAGCAGCTGTTGTCATGGCAGTACCCGTCTGGAAGTTAGCTGCACTTAGATTTTTCAGTACATTGGAACCAACATTAGTACCAGTACCGGAAAATTTAGTTTCGGCCTCATTGAACAGAGCTTCTGTACCGTTCTGTGCGGTATAACGAGCCTTCATCGCAAAGATAAGTCCAGTCGGACCGGTCATTGGCTGTACGCCGCAGATATCATAAGCAATAAGTGAAGGCATCGCACGGCGAACCAGCGAAATTAGGATCGGATCCCAATTCGCAACACTGGCGCCTGTAGCGTTTGCTGGAGCAGCTTCTGAAAGAAATGCATTATCTTCTCGCATTGCCCGCTCTTGGTTTTCTAGGATTACTGTGGTGACTGCCCGACGATAGCTATCTTTAATCTCGGGGAGGTCTGGATGCGCCAACACTGGCGACCACTTTTCCTGTAGGTGTTCCGTTTGAAACATTTTTATTTTCTCCCTATTTTTGTTGTGTAAACTTATTTAGCCTTGCTGTTCGCGGATATGATTCCGTGAAATAGCAGACATATAAGCAGCCATCGTTTGGGGAACGTCACCATCTTCTTCGATTGGTGTGCCACCCTCATTTACAGGTGCTGCTGTGTCATCATTGTTACTTGTTTGAGCTTTTGGAAAATATGACTCTTTGATCGTTTCGACTTTCTCACGAAAATCAGTTTCGTTCTCATAGTTAATATTTTCTGCAAGACCTGCAAACTTTTCTACTTCCGTATCTGCAAGATCAGAAGCCACATCTAAAAGAATTTCATGTCTTTTCAGTTCATCATTATCTTTAGATAGTCCTATATTAGTCTCTAACGCTTCGTTCAACTTACTCTCAAGCTCGTCAACCTTTTCGGCCGCGGCATCAAGCATATCAAACTGTTCATCAGGAACAGCAATATTGTGATCTTCAAATAATGTTTTAAGACCTGTGATGAATCCTTCTGCAATTTCCGCTTTCATTCTATGAGCAACGGGAACTTCATTTTTCCTCATCCATTCTTCTACAACATAGTTGAGATAGTCATCGACTTTCTCCGCCATATCATTCTTAGCTTCTTCAATTTCAGAATTGAACTTTGCTGTGAATTTCTCGTCAAGATGTTCTAACTCTGAACGAAGCTTCGCACGAACAGCTGCTTCAAAAATCGTAGCAGCCTTCTTCTTAAACTCCTCTGAAAGTTCACCACCTTCAGTCAGGGCATTAACATCATCTGAGAGATCCATAGCAGAAACTCGTTCCTCTATTGTCTCATCTTCTACATAAACTAATTCTTCCTCAGGTACTTCGGTAATGGTATCTAAAGTCTCATCTTCAACTTCTTCATTCGACTTCATCGGACCATTTCCGTCACCTTCAGCTTTGGGGGAAGCTGCGGAGGGAAGACCTTTACCATCACGGCCAGGCTTCTTAGCCTGTTTGGCTTTCTTCTCTGCGGCAACACCAGGATCAGTTTTAGCGTCAGGAGAAACAACAGCAGGACCCATGTCTTGTACCTCACCAGGCAGCTTTTCAGCTGGCATGGCGGCACCAGCACCACTCTTTGGGGCATCTGCGGCCACTTCGTCTAGTTGCGTATCGTCTGCAAATGATTCTGCAGCAATAGCTTCTAGTTCTGCGTTGATATCTGTCATCGTTGGATAACTCCCTTGTTATTTATAAAGTATATAAGTTATTTATAATATTTAAATTTTAGACAAAAAATCTGAAAAGATTTCAGCGTTTTTACTTTCTCTTGCCTGCGCAAATTTATAATTTCTATCTAACTGTTTTTTATATTCCTCTATATCCATCTCTTTAATTATGCCGTTATCCCATATCCACTCTTTACCTTCCATAATACCCTCTACGAAAGCATTGGGCGCAGAAGGATCTGCAACAATATCGGCCGCAGTAGCAAGATAAAAATCATCTTTGACTACTTGCATCCTACCTCTAGGTTCTAATGAACCCATACCTCGGGACGAAACTCCAAGCTTGGCACCTTCGTCTATGAGATTCTTTACAATTTTACCGTAAGGTGTATCCATTACCTTCGCCTCACCGATGAAATTCTGCCCATCTTGTTTGAGACTAGTAATCATATGTGATACTCGTTCTAGATTTACGGTAGGGCCATCTGGATGTCCCAGTTCGCCAAATGCACGTTTTTGATTGACATATTCTTTGTTGTATCTCTTTACTTCTTTAGCAAGAACTTGCTCAGGATACATACGTCCATTCCGATTTTTTATCTCGGACTGCATGAATACACCTTTGATACGATAGTTTTTCTTACCACCTTCTTCAGCTTCAACTATGTAATCAATATGATCAACGTGTTCGGATATAAGTTTCATTTATTCTTCCTCTGAAGGAACTTCTGCCGGGTCTCCTGTGATTCCGGTATCAATGCCTGTTGTTGGCTCAGGTAGTGGGTATTCAAAAGCTGTTCTTGCAAACTCATGTTTGGAGTTTACCCATGCATCTTCTCTTTTTTGCTGTAGAGCTGTATTAAAAGCTGCGTTGGCAGCGTTTAAATCACCAGAAGTAACAGCATCAACCATACCCCTAATCTCTTTAGTCATAATAATAATTCCTCATGTTCTTATATTTATAAGTTTCTATTTTCCAACTCATCATCACCATCAGCATCTTCGGGTTCTTGATCATCCTGGCCGTCGGGATACATAGGTTCTTGTTCGATACCCCTAGAAGGATCACCAAATCCACCTTCAGGTCCACCCATATCTTGACCAGCGACAGGATCAATCTTACCAGATTTTCGTTCATCATCAATCTGACGATCAATTGATGCCATCTCCAACTTGGTCTGTTGCAATACGT